CAAGTGTCACAGACGCAAGACCACTTTACTTTGTTGGTACTATTGGAACCGATGGTTTATTCTATTTTGATACAACTACTTGGTGGACACAGACCTTACCAACAACAGCAGATGGAAAAGTGTATTGGTATATAGGTATTACTTCTGAAACTACACAAGTATTTTTAGATGATTACCATCCAATGTTTGAATTTAAAGACGGAATATTAAGACAGTACGTTCCCGTACACCAACATAGCGCCGCAGATATTACATCAGGCACATTAAGTGTTGCTCGAGGAGGTACTGGCGCTGATACATTTACATCAGGAGCCGCATTAATTGGTAACGGAACTGGAGCTATTGGAACAAGAACTATTAAAAACAATACATCGGCAGGGGCTCTTGGATGGACTTCAGGAGACACATCATTAATTAACTCTAATACCCTTGCTTATTGGAATGGAGCTTATTCAAATACAAATTCTAATCTTAAAATTCTCGGTACAGTAACAACTGGTACTTGGAATGCTACTACTATTGGAACCGGTTATGGTGGTACGGGTAATACTTCATTCACTGCTGGTAAATTAGTTTATGCAGAAACTGCTACTAAACTATCTACCGCAAGTAATATAGCAATTGATAATACAAATGGAAAGATTACTGTTACTTCTAAGTCTGGAAGTAGCCATGCTATTGCAGATACCAGAACAAACGGCCCTACTGTTTGGATGGGTGTTGGATCTGGTAATGTCAATCATGGTTTATACAGTGATAAACTTGGTGATTGGATTTGCTATGCTGATAATACCAAAGCTTATTTCTTGGGTAATGCTACTACTGCTACAACAGCTAGTGCGGCACCTTGGTCTGGTATTACAAGTAAGCCAGATACCGCAACTAGATGGCCTAAGTGGAATGAAATAAGTCAAAGTGGAGCTGAAAGTATTGAAGAAGGAACTTCTGATTTCACAGATAACACCGAAATATTCAGTTCATATGCTTCCAATAATGGTTTTGCAGATACAACAGCCACAAAAGGCAAAGTATATCGTCGTGATGCTATTCATATGTATAACTATATTAAAGGTAAGACTGATAGTGTATACGTTAATATAACTGGCGATACAATGACTGGTACATTAAATGGAACAACTTTTGCAGCAAGTACTGGTGTTACTGCCCCTAATATTGCTATTTCAACAAACAATGCAAGCTCAGGAAATGGTATTTCTTTATATGCAGGAACTGGTAATGTTTGGGCTTACGGTTTAGCTTTTGCCGGAACTTCAACTTATGGTAGACATGGTTATGTCCAAGGCGATTGGGCTACTTATTTTACCATGAGTGGAGCTAATAATCGTGGATGGATCTTTAAACATGGAGGAGAAAAAACTGCTAATGGCAACGTAGCTTCTATTAGTAGCTTAGGTAAATTTCAAGGTCTATCTTATAACGTAGCTGGTCATTGTAATCTAGAATACGATGAATCAGCTGAATGTTTGAACTTCGTGTTTGACTAGGACAAAATTTTATTATACAATTAATTGTATAATTAAAATATATATAAAAAGGAGGGAGGTAGCAGGCAGGATGCCCTACCTCCCTTTTTTAATTTGAAAGGAGGAAAATGTCTTTACGTGTTTGGCTTCCTTTAAATGGAGATTTAAGAAATCAAGGATTAGATGATGTAACTGTTACTGCAACTGGTACAACAACATTTGTAGATGGTAAAATTGGAAAATGCCTTTCCGATAATGGTTCATCTTTTTGGTCTATTACTGATATTGAATTAGGCTCAGAGGCTTCAATTGCTTGTTGGGCTAAAACTTCGACTGAAGGAAAAATGATTTGGGTTTTAGAAAGTACCTCTAGTGTTCATTTAAATTTATATTATGCAGGTAATGCAAAAATAATTTGTCTTAACACAGGAGACTCTGCTAACAATCCTTTTAAAACTACTAATGGTAATAATATTACAACATTAGTTGATAATGTCTGGCATCATTGGGTAGTTACTTTTGGTAATAATATTGCTAAATTATATATTGATGGAATTTATGCAGGAACAGCTAAAACTTTTAAAAATCCAACTACAACAAGTTCTAAAAAAATTAAATTAGGTGGGGGGTATGATAATGGTCATTCATATGATTGGAATGGTCAATTAAATGATTTTAGAGTTTATGATCATTGTTTATCACCTAAAGAAGTTAAGTTATTGGCTCAAGGCTTAGTATGTCATTATCCTTTAAACAATAATGGATGGGGTAATGACAATCTTCTTCTTAATACTCATTTTGATTCTCGATATACCCAATTAACTGGATGGGATACATCAAAAAATAGTACTTTACTTGCAGATTCTTGGAATGGTTATAACGCAGGTGTAACAAATCAAGCTACTGTATATCATGCTCATTTAAAAGAATTTAATAATGAATATGTATATGAATTTATTAAAACTTCAAATGAATCATGGTTAGGAATTGATCAAAATTCATTACAAACTAGATTAACAGCCGGAAAAACTTATACTTTTTCTTGGGAAGAATATCATGTAGATGGAACAAATAGAGTTGGTACTGGTCTATATTATGTTAAAACAGGAGCAACTTCAGCTAGTTTCCATCTTGGAATTCAAGAAGCTTCAGATATAACTAGAGAAATTGGTAAATGGCAAAAATATACGTATACTTTTATAGCACCTAATGATGCTGACTGGTCAAAAAATATGATGTGGTATATATATGGACATTATAATGGAAATGGTACTTTCTATCTTAGACATATAAAATTAGAAGAAGGATCAGAAGCCACTCCGTGGTGTCCTCATCCAAATGATACATTGTACACCGCACTAGGTTTAAATAATAATATAGCATACGATACGAGTGGATTTTGTAATAATGGTATAAAACTCAATTCTCCAACTTATTCAGATGATACTGCTAGATATAATATCTCAACTCACTTAGATGGAATTAATCAAACAATTCAAGTACCTAATTTATTAACCTTAATTCCAGATAGTATTTTCACTTTTAATGTTTGGTTTAAACGTTTAGAAGCCGAACCAGGTAGCAAAAATTGGGAAACTATCTTGGGTGGACCATCTGGTTTCGAGATCGAAAGCTGTTCAAGCAATACCACTCATGATAATTATATTAGAGCATATTCTTGGGGAGGAGGTATTTTTACATTTCCTTTTGACCAATGGAATATGTTAACAATGGTATCAAATGGTACAAATGCTTTATTCTATTTAAATGGAGAGCTAAAATTAACAGGTACATATAAAGCATTAGTGAGTGGTGATTATTTCTTAGGTAGTTGGAAGTCAACCACTCAACAGAATTATAAAGGATATTTAAGCGATTCTCGCTTTTATTGTACAGCACTTTCTGCGGATGATATTCTCGAGCTTTATAATATCGGAGCATCTATTGATAATGATGGTAATTTATACGCCGCGATGATTCAGGAGTCATAATGTCAGATCCAACTAACTTAATATATAATGGTGATTTTTCACAAGGTATTGATTCATGGACCGGTGGTAGTAATCTATCTGTATCAAATGGCGTATTAACTGTAACAGGAGACTTACATCAAGATATCTATATTCCAGTAGCAACAAATAAACGTTATCGTTTAACATATGATTTAAAAGTAACTAATAAAGAAACTCATCCTTTTTATATTGCATTATGGCCTTATGATAATATGAGAACTTTTATTCCTGTAAATACTATTTATAAACAAAATAATACTAATACAACTCTCGCAGCAGCTCTTAATCCAGGAGCGACAACGGTTTCATTAACAAGCGCCACAAATTGGGAAAAAACAAATCAATATCAAAAATTTGGTATTTGTGATAAATTAGCTTGGGGTTATGATCGAGCAACATATATATGTAGTTATACTAGTGTTTCTGGAAATACTTTAACTTTATCTGGGACATATAGTGGGACCGCGAAAGCCGCGGGAACTAAAGTTGGAGGATTTTTAGATGGAAGTACTTATTATTATCCTCATATTATATCAAATGGAACTCTTCCAACAGAATGGACAACTTATTCAATGGAATTTGATGGCGGCAATAATATAAGATACTCGTGTCAATATATTCGTTTTTGTACTCTTGGATATAGTCATACATATCAAATGCGAAACATACGCTTAGAATGTATCTCAGATTCTCAGTTTTGTCCAAAAGAAGCACCCAATGTAAACATCACTAAACAGAGTGAAGTATTTGCCAATAGGTTCGATGAAGTAGGAATGAAGATTAGATATGTGCGGGACACCATACATGGAAGTACTGCAAATGGAGCTAACCATTGGTGTGAGGTTAAAATTTTTAATGATGTAGGAGAAAACCTTGCATGGGGTCATACCTTTACAGAAAATGGTACTCACACTGATGGGAAGTGTGTTGATGGTATTGTAGATAACAGTTATTATGATGCTAGTACTCGCACTACAATAACTTTTGATCTTGGCTATGTTGAAAATATTGAAAAACTTCAAATATGGCATTATTATCCTGATGGCCGCACTTATTATAATAATGTAACAGAAGTATCTGTTGATGGTACGAATTGGATTCCTGTTTATCAAGGTGAAAAACCTGAAACGAGTGCGGGCAACACGATATATCTATATCCACATCAAGCACAAATATATAAAGCAGGTATTATTAAAGCTAAAGACTTTTATGAGATTTAAACACTATTGACTTTTTAATTATTTTTTGATATAATAGTTAAAAAATTGTAAATAAAATAAGGAGGGTATATGGCGAATTTTACTGTAAGAGTTGATGAATCTGATGATAAAATATTTGAATTAAATAACTTTAACGCAAATATTTTTGAAGCTAATCAAACTTTTTCAATTAATTCAAGCAATCTAGGACAAGTTAAAAACGCTTTCGCGCACTTCCATAAGCTTGAAGTTTTTCATGAGAACCAACTAATTGCGGAATATGCTATGTTTAATAGCTATGATAATATTTCTTATCGTGGTGAAAGCTTTAATGCTGCTACAAATACTTTCTATGATAACCTTGAAGTTATTTTAACCAAGGTTAATCTTGTTGAGCAAGTAGAAGCGCTTAACGCGCAGATCAATCCCATTATCGATATGGATGCTATGTCTCTCCAAGAGTTAAAGCAATATAAGCTAGATCTTATCGGCGCTGCTTGCCAACAAGACGTATATAATGGAATTGATATTGATACTTCTATTGGAGTACATCATTATTCTTATCAACCAGAAGATCAACGTAATCTTGATTCATTCATTACTACAATGCTTTTGTGCGGGCAACTTAATGTTACAAGCGTAACTGAACTACCTTATCACTATGATGGTGGTATCTGCGAGCTTATGCCTGTGTCTGATATTTTTATTATCTTCAGCCAAATGAAGGCCGCACTTGTTTCAAAGATTACTTATGGTAACCTTCTTAAGACGATGATTCGTCATTCAGAAGATGTTGAATGGCTCAAGACTGTTAAATATGGCGATGATCTATCCCCTGAATATCAGGTTGTTCTTAATTCTATTAATACCTCAACTGCCACAGCTATGACGCAAATTCAAAACGCTCTTAACCCCGAGGATTAATTATGAAAAGAGAACTATTCCTAAAATACATAACTCTATTTTGCATAGGAGCTTTTTTATATACGACAATAGAGATATGTTTTAGAGGGTATAGTTTTTATGCGATGATGCTTTTAGGTGGCGCCCTTTTCGTTGCTATTGATGGTATCAACGATTATCTTCCCTGGGATCTTGATTTAACTATTCAAGCTCTTATAGGAGCAAGCTTAATAACTTTATCTGAATTAATTATTGGTGAGGTTACTAAGCTTGTGGGCGCTGCACCTATGTGGGATTATAGTAATCTTCCTTTTAATTTTGATGGTGTTATTTGTATACCATTCTTTTTAATTTGGATTTTACTAAGCGTCGCCGCAATTATACTCTCAGATTCAATAAATTATTATTTACTTCATATTGAAGATGTTCCTCAATATAAAATATTTAATAAAGAAATTAGATTTCCAGAAATAAAAGGAGAATAAATGAATACCAAAGATATAGAATTAACAACCGCAGAAGTTGTAAATCTCGTTAGTTTCTTCAACCAAGAGAATGAAGATCAAAAAACAAACGACAAAGCTTTTTTCAATACACTTCCTAATTTAATGCTTTGGAAGCTTCGCCGCAATATAAAGACTCTAGAGCCTACCGCGCAAGAGTTTGAATCAATGAAAGATTCTATGCAATCTGATATTCAAATTAAATGGTTTGATGAAGAGCATTCTGATCCTGTTGAAGAAGAAGGACAAGAGAACGTTCGCCGCATTAAGCCTGAATATCTTGATGAATATCAAAAGGTAATTGCGGAAGCTAATGCAAAGTTGAATGAAGTCCTTGATGAAAAAGAAACATATACGATTCAAACAATGGATATGAATACTGAAATTGAAAATTGTATTGAAAATATTGATTCTAAGGACTTTGATAAAATTGAAATGTTAATGTTCATGGACAACGAATAAGCGTCCTATTATCCAAGAGGAGGTAAGATATGGCTATACTTGGTGACCTCTTGGTTCAAGGAAGCTCACGTTTTTTACAACATATTTATGCATCAGGCTTAACAGTAAGCGATGATTTTTCGGCGACCGGTGATTTAAGCGTCGGTGGAGCTGCTACTATTGCGGGAACACTTACCCTGACTAAAACGCAAGATTTATCTGGTACAGCTAATAGTGGTCCTGCTTTAATTATTGGCGGAGCCGCAACCAGCACACATATAGAAATAGACTGTAATGAAATACAAGCTAAAAAAACTGGAACAACAACAGATATACTTTATTTAAACCATGATGGTGGAGAAGTTCAAATTAGTAAATCTGGAGCTGCAACAAAAATACTTGGCACATTAACTACTAGTGGGGCTGCAACTTTTTCAAGTACAACTACTTTTTCAGGTGCAAGCACTCATAGTAGCAATTTAACAGTTAATGGTACGACTTCATTAAAAGGTACTGGTATTAGCGGTACTTTAAATGTTAGCGGAGATACAACATTATCTGATACCTCTATTACAGATTTAATAGTGTCTAACAATGCTAAAATTAATAAAACTTTAATTGTTGAAGAAGAAATTCGTACTCCTAAATGGATTGTTGATAATATCGCTAATCTTGGTGGTGAATTTATTGTTGCTCCTACTATTATTGCGGAAAATGCGACTTCTGTGCAAGTAGCGCAAGCAAGTGGGGGAACAAGGTTATTAACAATAACAGATAATAGTATTACTAGCGATACTTTTGGAGGTATTGTTTGGAAAGCTGGTTCTATTGTAAAAATATCTGGTACTCTTGGTGATACCGTATTAACTAGTGTTAATGGTACAATGACTGAAAAATTAAACACAAGCAGTAAGGTATTAAGAGTAAATGTTGCGACTACTGATTTAGATGGTATTCCTGAAGCAACAACAACTTATAGTCTAAGTGGAGGTACTATAAAAAATCTTCATATTATGATGTATAAAGTTGGAGGGGCCGTCCCCGTTGGTATTTTTTTAACCTCATATGGAAATAGTATTGAACATTATCCTTATCTTGAAGTATATAGTGGGACAACAACAGGAACGTCTTATTCACCAACTGTAAGATTAGGTTATCTCCCTAGTTTAAAAAATGATAATGGGACAGATTTAACCGTCAATAATATTACTCCTACGGGATGGGGTTTATACACCAGTAATGGATATTTTAGTGGTACTATCGTTTCAAATAGTGGTAAAATAGGTGGCTGGGAAATTGGAACAGCTTCATTATATAACGGTACTACTAGTATGAATGATACACATGCAGGTCTCTATTTTGGTCGTGATGGAGAAGAAAACCCTAAATGGGGTATCAGAAGTTATAAAGATGCGAATACATATGTGAATATTATAGATGGTAAAATTACTGCTTTAGGTGTTGATCTTACTGGAGAAATAACTGCTACAAGCGGAACTATTGGTGGTCTTACAATTAAAAATTCTTATATCACTAGTAATACAAGTAAAACAACTTATAACAATACAAGCGTTGACGGAGTATTTATTGGTCCAACCGGTATTGGATTAGGTAAAGGTAAATTTTATGTATCTAATACAGGTGCTTTAACAGCTACATCAGGAACAATAGCTGGATGGACTATTGGAGCTAACACAATATCTCATGGTACACTTGGCGCAGCTAGTGGCTATATGCTAAATTCTGCTGGTAATAGTAATACAACTATTAATGGTACGAATAAAACAAATTGGGCCTTGACTATTGGTAATAAATTTGGTGTTGATAATGAAGGTAATTTATATGCTAATGGCGCTAATATTACTAATATTACTATCGGAAATACTGATATAAATATTGGTGGACGTAATTTACTTCCATATACTCAAAGCAAACCATATACTACTGCGCAAACGTCAGCTGGAATTACTGTTTCTTATGACCAAGATGGTTGGTTTAGCGTTAGCGGCACTCCAACAAGTGGTCGTTCTGGAGCAAGTTTTGTCGCTCTTTGGAGAAATACTGCTGATAATTATTCAACACCAGTTAATAATCTTGTTCCTCAAACAGGAGGAGAAGAATTAACTATTTCTGTTGAAATAGAAGGAACTCCTTTTTCCGCAGGTACTACTTATACAAACAGTACACATATTGTTTTCTATGGTACCAGTTCTAGTCAATCAATTAGATTAGGTGGTTACTCCACTTTGTCATATACCAACACACCGACATATTATATTTCTAGAGTTGAATATTACGTTGGTAAAGATGCGAATACCTCAACTGCTGTTAACGGCCGCTTTAGAATTAAACTTGAAAAAGGCAATGTTGCTACTATATGGACCCCCGCTCCAGAAGATGTGGATCAAAATATTACTAATGCAGTAACTCACATTGATGGTGGTAATATTACAACAGGTAATATTTCAGCAGACCGTATAAAGACAAATTTATTGACAGCTATAAATGCTTCAATAACTAAATTATCTGCGTTAACAGCTACTATTGGTGGTTTTACTATTAAAGATACGTATATTACTAGCAATACCAGTAAAACAACTTATAATAATACAAGTGTTGATGGAGTTTTTATTGGAACAACAGGTATCGGATTAGGTAAGGGCAAATTTTATGTGTCTAATGCTGGCGCTTTAACAGCCACATCCGCAGTTGTTACAGGAACAATTAATGCTACTGGAGGATATTTTGGAGCTTCTGATACAGCAGGTTGGAAAATTAACGGTAATGCCATCCAACATATTACTTCGGCTGGTTTAGGTAAAACTGGTAATTATATATTAAATGCTGCTGGTAATACATCTGCTTCTATTAATAATATTTCAAAAACTAACTGGGCTTTAACTATTGGTAGCAAATTTGGTGTTGATAATGATGGTGTTTTATATGCAAGTGGACTTAATATTACTAATATAGATATTAATAATACTAATCTTGAAATTGGTGGCAGAAATCTTCTTAGAGAATCTGCTTCATTAACGAATACTGAGTTTTGGACACCTGATCATGTAACTGTTGAGTACGATGAAACATCAAAATTATATAAGATAACAGCAGTTAATTATACAAATTCATGGTGGGGAGTTTATCAAAAAGTATCTGTTGAGCCTGCAACACAATATACTCTTTCAGTAACAGGTAAGTCAGATACATCTACAGCTAGATTAGGTTTTGGTACAGATGCCGGTTGGGGAAGCGAACATTTAAGTTTCCCGACAGAATTAACTCGTGAATCTATTACATTTACGACAGGGGCATCACAAACCGAAATTCGTATTACATTAGTTAATCGTGGTAGTACAGATGGTGTAGTTTGGTTTTCATATCCAAAACTTGAACAAGGTAATGTTGCAACTGTTTGGACTCCTGCTCCAGAAGATGTAACTGATTTTGTTAATACTCGTAATAGCGAAACTGGAGCAATTATTGATTCTGCTCTTGATGCTATTACTAGTGCACAATCTGCGGCAGATAATGCTGCAGCGGCAGCCTTATTAGCCCAATCAACAGCTGATGATGCTTTGCAAGATGCAAATACCGCCAATACAGCTGCTGCAAACGCTCAAAACAAAGCAGATCAAACCGCATCAGATCTTCAAAGTTTTAGGAATAATTATGAAAATTATGTTGCTTCTGTTACTCAAACATATGTAACAGCAGATTCTTTTAATGTTAAAGTTGATGCAATAGATAATACATTTAAACAATATAGTGATTGGATGACTTTTACAAGAATTAACGACAATCCGACACTTGAAATAGGAACTACCGATAGTCATATTAAAGGACGTTTTTCTAATCAAGGTTTAAATTTTGTATCAGGAAATGATATTCTTCTTGATTTAGATGGTGAACATTCAAAAGTTATTGCAAACAATTTAGATATTTCTACTAAGATAACTATTGGAGAATATGCTTGGACTCCTAACGGAGATGGAATTAGTTTAGTATACATTGGAGAGTCATAAGGAGGTGCAAAGATAATTGGCAGAAACAATTTATGGAAATGTTGTTAGCCACTGGAGAGCTGCCTATACAGTAAATATTTCTTCAAATACTGCAACCCAATATAAAATTGACGTAGTAGGAAGTTTTGCTCCTCAAGGGTGGGGCTTTCAATTAAGTCCCGGTGTTCAATATAATGTATGTGTAAAAGATCAACATGCTACTGGCACAAAAGATATTTTTTGTGTCGGCGGTAGTTGGGACTGGATACAATGCGCCGGTGTGTCACAAACAATTACAAAAACACACTCTACACAATCTATTTATACCGGATTACGCATAGATAATAATACTGGGTATGAAAATGGTACATCCTATGCAGAATACTATGTTACTGTTCCTGCTAAAACAAACTATAAAGTAACTTATAATGCTAATAGTGGCTCAGGCGCTCCTGGACAACAAACTAAATGGTATGGAGAAAATTTAACATTAAGTTCAACGAAGCCAACTCGTTCTGGTTATACTTTTGTATGTTGGAACACTAAAACAAATAATACTGGAACGGCTTATAATCCAGGAGCAACTTATACTAGCGATGCTGCTCTTACTTTATACGCTATTTGGAAACAACAATATACTATTACCTATGATGCAAATGGACATGGGACAGCTCCTGCTGCCGTTACTGTTAATGCAGAAAATACTGTTACTTTAAGTAATATATCTGCTACAGGATATAGGTTTGATGGATGGTATACTGCCGCATCAGGAGGAACAAAACGAGGAGACGCTAATGCGACATATACTCCAAGTGCTTCAGAAAAGTTATATGCTCACTGGACACAATATTGGACTGTTTCATATGATGCCAATGGCGGCTCAGGAGCTCCTGCGAATCAAACAAAATACAATGGAACAAATTTAACGTTAAGTTCAACTGTACCAACTAGAACAGGATATGTTTTTCAAGGATGGGGAACAAGTTCAACTGCTACTTCTGCAACTTATCAAGCAGGAGCAAATTATACTAAAAATGAGGCAGCTAATCTTTATGCCATTTGGATAGTTGCTTATGAACCCCCAAGTATTTTTTCTATTCAAGCTTTTAGAATTGCTTCTAATAGTGCGACTGCCGCAGCTTCTCCAACAGGTGGTTATGCAAAAGTAACTTTTAATTGGTCAGTGGATACAACTAAAACTGCAAATAATACAATAAATGCTATCACAGTTAAATATAAAAAGAAATCAGATTCTTCTTATAGCTCTTCAGCAGAGCTTTCTGATGATCCAACTGGAGCATCAGGATCAAGTATCGCTACTTTTGAAGCTCCAATTGCTAATGGCTATGATATTCAAATTAATGTAACAGATAGTTCTGGCAATACTGCAGCAACAGTTACAAAATATACAGTAGTTGGCCCTGCTACAGTTCCTTTTGATATTCAAGGTAAAGGCAAACGAATTGGTATTTTATCCGCGGCTCCTGATGCAGATAATACTATTCGACTAGGTGCTACAGTTATATTGGATAAAACTCAAGACGCAAGTGGTACTGCGAGCAATAGACCCGCGTTAATTGTTGGTGGAGATGTTGGAGAAGCACACCTTGAACTTGACGGTAATGAGATAATGGCTAAAGCAAATGGAACTTCAACTGCAGCTCTTTATATTAATAATGATGGAGGAGAAGTTTATTCTGGAGGAGCGATTATAGCTCCACGCGCAGAGTTTACAAGCACTACAGATGCTTCTGGAACAGCTAATAGCGGTCCTGCTTTAATAATAGGACCTCGAACAGGAGCTCATCTTGAACTTGATGGTAATGAGATAATGGCTAAAGGCTCTGGAACAACAACTGCTTTATTAAATATTAATGGTGATGGCGGAGTAGTTGAACTTGGTGACTGGGATGGTAATCATATTCGATTTGATGCTAATTATGTTCAGGCTAGAAATGGCACAAATTCTCAATCTTTAATTGTTAATTCTAATGGAGGAAGTGTTGTTATTGGCAGTCTTAGCAGCGGTAATCGAATTGAAATGAGTGTTTCAGGAAGAAGCATTCTTAGTTATAGCGCTGCATCAACTCAAAATGCACTATATTTAAATCCTGGAAACAGTATTGCTGTTGGAGGATATTGGGCAGGCGCTCGTATAGGAATTAATAGTAATGCAGTAACTGCCTATAGTAAAGAAGGCACACTAGGAACATTAACAATAGAAGGTAGTGCTATTAAAGCCAAAATAGGAAGTCACACATATACTTTAAGTCCTATTTATTCATATTATAGAACTTTTAATACTAGTCCAGCAACATCAGACCATATTATAAGTACTAGTGCTACTACTCCAACAGGATGGACTTCTGAAGGAGTTGTTGGTTATATATTTAAATAAAAAAAGAGAAAAGGAGCAATATTATGAGTAAAATGACTGAGTTAGCAAAGCTACATAAAGCCATGGTTAACGACAAGCGTTATGGCTATTCACAATGGCCTGAACGTTGGGGCAATGATGGTAGTGTGATTAATCTTGCGGGCTACAATGTAAAAACAGGAAGCTTTGACTGTTCTTCAAGTTCTATTTATGCGGCAGCTATTGTTGGTCTTCCAACAGGAACAGCTAATTACACCGGAGATATGCGGCCGCAGTTTGTTGCGAATGGATGGCTATGTTTCCCTTATGATGCATCCATTCTTCAAGTTGGCGATATAATTCTAAATGAAGGTCGTCATGTTGCCATTTACCAAGGTAATGGCTACATGTCAGAATTCCGCCATAATGAAAATGGAGGAATTTATAACGGCATTGTAGGTGACCAAACTGGTGATGAAGCCTGCGTAGCTCCTCTTCGCAACTTTGGTCAGCAATGGATTCTTCGTTATCCTGAGCAAAAAGAACTTCTTCTAATTGATGGCGCGGTTCATCGTCTTTACAATCCTTATACTGGTACACATCACTTCACAACCAATGTTACAGAAGTTAATCGAATCCTAAAACTTGGTTGGAACTACGAGGGTGTTGGTTGGGTTGCTCCAACAACAGGAACTCCAGTATATCGTCTTTGCAATCCTTATACAGGAGAACATCTTTGGACAACCAATACAGGCGAAAGAGATAAACTCGTTAAAGAGGGTTGGAAGAATGAAGGCGAAGCCTTTAAGAGTAAAGGCGACAAGCCAGTATATCGTTTGTTTAATGCGGCAAACAATCAACATATGTGGACAGCAAATAAAGCTGAACGCAATAACTTAATTAATTTAGGTTGGAGAGACGAAGGAACAGCATTCTCTGCGATATAAAAAAAGGGCCTATGGGTTTTTCCCATAGGCCCTTTTCTTGTTTAAGGTCTTATTATTTAAACAAAAACATAACAAGTTCCTTCATCTGTCCATCCTGCTTTTTTAAGATCTGCTACTTCTGAATCTTTCCATGAATACATATGATAACCATTATTTTTATTATACATTCGATGAGTTGCTGTTAAACTATATTCTGTACTTCCAATTTTAACTTTCAATCCAGAAATAGATCCGGTCATTGTCCCACCTGCAAGCTTAAGATAAGTATTATCATGGTTATGATTTTTATCTGCTGCACCTATATTATCAGGAGTAATACCTAAATTATTTCTTGCTGTGGCTTGAATTGTTTTAAGAGCATTTCCTGTAGCATTTAAAGCTCCAGAAGCTCCAGTCCCGCCACGAGTAACAGGAATAGCATCGCCATTCCAAGTACCACTTGTAATAATTCCTACTGTTGTTTGATTAGTTGAACCAATATAATTAACTAATGTATTCGCAGTGATTAAATTATCGTTCGCAGTAACAGTTCCCGCAGAAGCTATATTTGTAATAGCTCTAAGTGTAATAGTATTACTTTCTCCACCGCCAATTAAAGCAGAGCCTGCAGTCAAATAAGTTTTACCAGTTCCTCCTCGATCAACAGGTAATACACCTGTAATTTGAGTAGAATCAGAAGGTATTATTAAATGCTTAGCGGTTGAAACTCGTTCAAATTCATTAGAACTATTTTTAACTTGTAATCCATTTGTTGTGTCAACTTGAATTAAATTATTAATATTTTGTAAATTGCCAGCAATTGTTTTAATAGTTAATTCAATAGGTTGAAATGCACCATTGCGATAAGTCCAAATTTGGTTAGAAGAACTAAATTGACCACTTGTTCCAGTAGAAATTACTCCAAGAGGGATATAATAAAAATTATTATCTATTGTTGAAACACTTGAATCTTCTGTCCCAAGACTCGCATCAACTTCTCCTTCCGCTTCTTCATCTGGTATAACTGTGGTTAACCAACTTGAAGACGCACAAGTAAAAATTGAACCATTTAAAGTACCTTTTAACCAAACTACCTTATTATCTATATTAGTAGAATCTTTTTGAATAGTTCCAGAGGTTCCAAAATTAATATCAGCTATTACCTTATAAGCAATTTTAGTTTGATTGTTCCCTATTTCATTTGTGTTTAATCCTTCAGTTGCATATAAAATAGGATAATAAATATTAAATTCTACCCCTCCAGCTACTTTTTGATATCCGTTAAAAGAACCAACAATTATTCCTGCACTGTTAAAACCAGTTGACGCTTTAATAGGATTGGAATAAAGCAAACGATCTGCAACATCACCTTGAACAATAACCTCTCCGCTGCTTTGAGAACCGCCTCCATTTGCGGCTTCTCTTAAAAACCCAATACCATTTTGATCATAAGTCATAATAATAGAATGTTTACCTTTAGTTAACAATAAAGGTTCTACAAAAGAATTTTTTTCATAATTTGCATTTATTGTTGTTCCTGAAACATTATTTATTTCAAGATATAACTCGTCACCCTTCCACCAAGTTGGGATATGTACCGCATCAGCTGCGCTATCAACATTAAGGTATCGATTTGCAGTTGTTTTGTTTGTTTTCCATCTTATGTTACCCGTTTCATCAAAACCAGTAAAATTGCTACTGTCAAGTAAATCCATTTGACCAGAAACAGTAGGTTCAAATTGTAATCCAGTCGGCTTAATATATACTTTATTAGCTAAAATAAAACGATCTTTATTAGCTTCGCCCGCAGTTAAAACACCATTAATAATAAAAATATCGTAGTTATTATAATAAGCAGGAATAGTAAAATTACTTAAATCAATTTGTTGAGGACAATAACGATCAAAAGTAATCTCGCTCGCTCCTGTTGATGCAAAATACTGAGCATGGCCCGCCAAAGTTAATATTTTATCAGTATCCGCAAATTCAATAACTCTAAACATACCCCTTATAGGTTCAATATTGTGAGAATTAGCATTAATATAGATACCTTTTAAAGAACTTTCTAATGAACAATATCCAAAATTAAATCCTGTTAAAGGAGCTCCAGTTGAATTTAATTTAATAGCATAATCTCCAAGAGAAATAATACGATTAACATTAAAATCTAATTGTCCCACATATGCAGTAATATTGTCTGTATTAATTGCGGGAACTGCTCCATTTGTTTTCCAGAAGATACCAGAAAACTTAGTATCTAAAACACCAGCTGCATTAGCAAAATTTAAACAAGTTCCTTGAACATCCATTCGATCAATATTAATACTACAAGCTTCAATAAGATCAGTGACATTACTATTACCCTCAGTAATAATCGCGATACCGCCGCCCTGAGTTTCTGGTGCGTTACTAATCTTTTTAATATGTATACGGCCACCGCTACCTGAAGTAATTTGTATCGCATACGTAGATGCCGCAGAAGCAATTTCCGCAAAATCAATTAATTGGCTTGCTCTAATTTTTAAAGTTTGCTCTAATAAAGCAACGCCTGTACTTTTTACTCTTGTAAAATTAGCAACTGCATATTGAAAATATCTATCATCAGAATCTTGCCCATTGCAATGTGCACCTAATTGTTTTACGTTAATTTCATCATTAGTTCTAATAAAGTGAGCATATAAGCCTATTCCGCCTACATATATTGTAGTAAGGTCATCTTGATTAGTACCAGTACGGTCAACTATATACCAAGCATCTCCGCCGTCACCCGCAGTATAATAACCAGCAGTATGGCAAAAACATCCGTCTACTAAACTACTACCAGAATTAACCATAGTGTCAACGCAATCAAAATTAAATACATGATGTTGACGAACTGCTTCAGCTAATTTTTCTTCAGTGATAGATCCATCTACAAAATTATCTGTAGTAAGATGTTCGGTACCATCTAAAGCAATTAATGTATTATCTTGTTTTATATACCAACGTTTATCATCTAATGCGACAGCTAAATCGCCGTCTTTCATATATGTTATATTACTTTCTAAAATTGGTTTATCTGCTTTAAAAAAATTAATGGCCATATGAAAATCCTTTCTTTATTTCTTTTCTTTTATCAGTTGTCCAGAATAGTTTAAATATCCTTGAGATTCTGTCATTAAAATAATGATAGTATTAACTGCTTCTGTTAATTCTTTGACTGTAGAAAAGCTACTTAATTCAAGGATTAAACCATTTTTATCCAACATAATAATTGGATAAGCATAATAATCTATTTTAATATAAGGTTCGCCACCAACATTATAAATATAATTTTCGCTGGTATCATTTAAGCTTATAAAATAATCATTGTCTATTAAAACAATTTGATTTGGATCAACAAAAGGAAATTGTGTTATCCAAGTAGAGGGGACAAGAGAAGGAAAATCATAATCGCCTTCAAGATCATTTGGAGAAAAGTAACAAATGTTAACTTCTCGTTCTTCCATCCACCCATGATCTGCTGGATTTATTTCTTGTTCTGAATTAGCCATTATTTTCACCTTCTTCTATAGCCCAATGGAAATCATTTGTACTTGAATTATTCAGATTATATTGATTATCATTATAATATGTATCAACAATATTATCTAAAGGTAATTCTTCATCTGTTGCTCTAGCTACGCTAAATCGATTTAAGGTACCTGGAATCCACCACTTTTGAACCTTAATAAGGCTACCAAGTTCTGAAGTCGAATGTTTAAGATCATGACCATTAAAAATATCTGGATCAAAATGAAATTGATTTTTCTTCATTCGTCTACCCACATAAGCAATATCCTGAATACTTCCAAGAGAAGACATATCATAATAACCTTTATCATTAGAAAACAAAAAGTTTTTATCTTGCGTTATCCCATTTTTATCTTTGATAATATAAGCTGCGGGGAACGCTGTTTCAATATATTTCCCTGTCCAATTTCTTAAATATGTTTTTGTTTTTGTTCCTGCATCAACAAAATCTTTTTCAGCTTTAACTTTTCTATCAAGCCATTCATAAGAATGAAAAACTCTATTATACTGAGCATTGATATTTTCAACAACACGAGAAACAATATTACTCTGTCCAGGCATTGTAGTAGAAAAATGAGCTAGACAATCTATTTGAATATTAGAAATTTTTTCATAGCTATCTTCTTCAAAAGTTAAAGAGTTAACATTAAGATCAGAAGGAATTTCATATGTATCTTGACTTGTAAAAATACGAGTCTCATTATTTAATATCATCAAATGACCCTTAGCAGCAACATCTCCTTCTTGTCCTGTTGGATACCAAGAACCATTTTTTAAATAAAAAGTAGATAAATTATTTTTATTACCAAAGGTTATTTTTATATCAGACAAATAAAAATTATTTAAAATTTTATTTTTATTTAAACCAGTTAGTCCATAACCTTCATTTAAGGTAATAATTTCTTTTATTAAATTAACAAAGTTAATTTCAGATGGAGGAGTTTGCTTATGTCCATTTACAACATAAGCGTTGTTATTTAAATAAATATTATAATAAGAATTTGGATCTTCAACCATTTCAATTTCTTCTGTTTCAGAATTAATTGTTGAAATATAAGCTTTCATATAATCTTGGAAAGCTACTTGTACAGGTACTCCATAAGTTGAAAATACAGAAGTGCTGCCAGAGCTATCGCTTGACCCTTCTCCCATAGTAGTATAAGTGTTTGCGGGATACGCTAAAACACCGGCTTCCCGCAACTGCTCTAGCGAATTAACACCTTCGCCTACTTCATAAGCGGTACAAGTAAAATCAGATATTAATCTTCCCACCTGTCTATTGGGTGTTAATGAAATATCTGTTAACATTACAAGAACGTTACCTTCAGGCAAGCTCCGCATTAATTTTGGTTCACCATCGTTTAACCAATCATAAAGCTTTTCTCTGAATACTCGTTCCCAAAGCCATTCATAATATTCATATCCAATAGTATCAACATTAAAAGAAGAAATTACATTAGCTTTATCTTCTTCTTCTTTATCTTTTAATATTGAAGGAATATTTTTATTAATTAAAAATTCTTTATAAAGATTTTGAACTTCCGCGTCGGTAAAATAATCGCTTCTTTTCATGAACGTTTTCATATCGTCCATGTTTGCGGAAATCGTTCCTGTAATAGAGTATTGACGATAATTCATCATAGCGTTTTCCGCGAATTTAGGATATCTTCCTCCAAGAGTGTCAATCTTAGTGCGGGCAACATTCTTTTTATAACTTGTTATATTAGGATTAAATCTTAATGGTACTTGTACGCCAGCTCTATTCAATAAAATATCATAAAACTGCGGACACACTGTATTAGAGTTATCTATCGTTGTATAATAACGAGGAGGCGTTAACCCTTTCCCAGGAATGTAAAATTGAATACAATATTTATACCAAGTCATACTTTGAACAGTATCATCAATAACCTGATAAACAACTTTTGGATCAAATGGATTAGGATGCTCAGGAGGATCTAATTGTTGACCTTCATCTATATCTAATACCTGAATTTGTTTAATAACTACATTACCATTTTCATCCTCTTCTTCTTTATTAATTTTTTTTGTTTTATAAGACCAAGCTTTCATATTTGAATCTTGCTCTCCATAAAGAAGAGTATTTATAGTTTCTTTATCTTCAATTTCTAATTTTCTAAAGTTAGAAAAATAATCAGAATATAAAATTTGCCAATCTTTAAAATTACCTTCACTAGTTGATCGCATTAAATAAAAGAATACGTTATCTTCTTGAGGAGTTGTTGTTTCATCAAAACCAGATAATAGTTTAACATAGCCGTTTTCGTCATCTACCGCGCAATGATAAACATTTTCATCTTTAGTATAATAACTAAATTCATCTTCTTTATTGGTATAATAAGAATCGATAGAAAAACTAAATTGTTTAAAACCTTCATACAAATTATTTGTTGTATATTTTATATTCAAATAAAATGTTTGTGTATTTAATTGAGGATCATCAATATCTATATTTGTATTCATTAAATTCAAAACAGTATTTATATTATTATTATTAAATTCATCAGAAGTATAAATAACATCTGTTGATAATAAAGTATTATTATTAGTATCTGTAATTGAAATTTGATATGAATATAACTGTTCATTTGTATCAGCTATATTATCCCCATCTTGAAAGACTAAACGTCCTGAAATAGGCAAGATACCTAAAGTAACACTCGTTGCTGAATCAGTATCATCAGAAAAATTAACAAGTTCAATTTTTGGTTCATAAATTGGTCTAATTAAACAAACAGTAGACCATTCAGAAAAATAAGCTTGATTATCTATATCCATTACATAAGAATTAATTGCAATAGCTTCTGCTTTAATCCCATCTGGAGTAGCGCCTCCTGGACTACAATCAAATCTTAATTGTACTTTATAAAATTGATCCGATTTAAATCCACCATCTATATTATCAGATGGAATATCAATATAATATTGTTGTTTCTCTGTATCAAAATATTGTAATGGATTTTGAACAGTATAAAGACCTGCTTTATTTATTAATGCGTTTTGATTTGTTTTTTGATCGGTTACTGTAACGTGTAACCAATTAATACTGTTTAAATTACCATAAGCAGGAAGAGAGTAATAAACTCTGACTGCCTTGGTATTATATATAAACGCCGGCATAAATGTATCAATTACCGGAGGGTATAAAGTTCCTATTAATGAAGCCATTGTTTATTACTCTCCTTTACTTTCTTTTATTTTATTTAGCTGCTCCTGCAGTGACACTATTAATATGAATATTATAATTACCACTCTGATAATCATTATTAGAAACAATATTACTCATTGTAATATCTCTGCTAGGGATTGTTACACTCGAAGCTTGTACAGATCCTTCAACATGGACGGTTCCGCTAACAGGAGCGCTAGCACTACTTGTACCTGGATTAGAAACAATAATACAGCAATTATTTTCTGAGTCGTATATTGCATTTGTTGTTTCCATTGTTCCATAAACCTGTATCGTCTGTTGGTATCTTTTTACTTTAGCTTTTTTATCATAAAAAGTAACTATATATGTATTTAAAGGAACATAAGCAGTTGTATTATAATTAACATTTCTAGAATAAGGTATTGATCCTCCACCGACACTCCCTGAATAGCTAAGAGTGCCGGTTAAACTAAAAGAATGGGTATGTTTTAATAAACTCACTTCCCCAGTTACCCCAGCCTTTGCTTTTACATCTCCTTTTGAGTTAACGCTTCCAACATTTATTTCTCCACAAATAAGTCTTCCTAAATTGTTGTTGCCCCTACCATTTAAATATAAATCAGCGTTACTTTGTAAAACATATCCAAAAGAGCCATTGTCTTTAAGATCTTTATCATAATGTACATTGACCCAAGATCCATGAGCTTCCATAGATACTTTTTGAGAAGAGCTTTTTATTCTAACACCGTCTGCGTCTCCTGAAATTGAGCTATTACCGCCTCTAATATCAAAAATACCATGAGTAGATCCAGAAGTTAAAGCCAAAGAAGCCGATCCAGTATCTAAAACTTTTTTAGTATTACGATAAGCAAATAATTGAATTCCAGTTGAGCTTAAAATATATTTTCCTTGTGTTTCATGATTAGTATTTGCACTAGAAAATAAAGTTAAATTTCCACTCGCATCAGAAACAATCTTACTTTTTGTTGAAGTTGAATCTTTAGCCTCTAACAAAAAATAACCAGCTAAATCATTTTTTGCAAGACTTAATTTAGTAAAAATTTTCCCTGAATTAAAATTAGAAAACTCAATATTCCCTGATCCAGTTAAATTAGTATTTATTTGATTAGAAACATTTAAAGACATTCCTTTAGAGCTATTAATCAATACAGAAGATTCTTGATTTAATGCATTTAAAGAAAATAATCCATTTTGAATATTTAACGAAAAATTATTTGTAGGAAAATTAAATTCAGTATTATCAATTTGATTATTAGAACTTGGATTTCCAATCTTTAAATAATTATAAGCATTTCGAGAAATATTATTAGACTTTGTAATAATAGTTGAATTATTAATATAATATTGTTTCCAATCATGACCCCAAAGATCAAGAAGAGAATCAGAGTCATTAGTTCTTAATGTTCCATCTTTATTAAGAGAAAAAATAGTTATAGGAATATTAACAATTCTTTTAGTATAATCAGAATTTAAAATACTATTTAAATATGATTTAGTAGCAGTTTCTAACCAATATATATTACCATTATAAAGAGCCCCTTGCTCACTTTCATTATCTAAGAAAATATATCTTTTACCTTTAACATAATAATTATTATTAAATGTTAAAGAAGAAGGTAAATCATTAGAATCTGAGATATATAAAGAATATCCTATTGGAGGATTATAAGAATCTTCAAAAGTAATTTTACTATTTAAACTTGAAGCAGTTAAAGTAAAACCTCCAAGGGTTGTTGGACGTTCAGGTGCTATATCTGTTCCTGTCCCTGAGCCACCTCTACCATCTTCATTTGTAAAACTATTACTAATAATAGCATGCAAATCTACTTTATCTATAGGAACTTTTTCCTCAGAAGCAATCGGTATTGGCAAAGGATATAAAATCTTTTTCGCTACAAGATCTAAAACAGAAGTATAATGTTGATTTAATAAAGAACTTGGTTTAATTCCCTCTAATCCAGATATTGTTGAATTATTATTACTAGGATCAAGATAAAAACAAGTTTTATTATCAGGATTTAAATCTATATTAGTAATAGCTGATCCTTCTGCCCATACTGTATCTATAATACCTTGTTTTGTCCAGTGGATCGGAATATAAACTTTTTTTACTCCTATCCCATTAGCAGAATCAAATTTATCTAAATATTTATTAATTTTTACAAAAGAATTATTTCCGCTAGTGAAATTTTCAGGTTTTATATCAATAGTTGATTCGTTGTTTGTTATATAATATTTATTACCTAAAACAATTTCATTTGTTTTTTCAGCATCAGAATAATATTTAGTTATCATATAACTTTCAAAAACGCTTCCAGAATATTCAAATTTTGGATCTTCTTGATCTTTATATATTATCCATCCATTACTGTCAACTTTTTCTTTACCATTCTCAATAACAGGAATAACAAATCTATTTTTAGCCATCCAATTAGAAGACTCTAAATGACCAAGTTCAATATTATTATCAGAAATAATTAATCTATGACTAGTAGAAGCATCTATATCATTAGTCTCACTTCCATATAAACTAATAGTTTTACCATGTATACTAATTGGTCTAGTGTATTCATTATCACTAGTCATTCCTGTCGTAATATATAATGGGCTGATATCAGAATCAGATTTATTAATAAACATTTTAGAAATAGTTTGTTCACCATTATTATCTATATAAATAAATTTATGACCAAGATAAGGACTTGTATCATTTGTTGTACCTGTTTCTAGGCCAAAAGCTTCAATTTGTCCAAGTTTTAAATTAGTTTCACCATTTTGAAGACTGTTGACAAATAACTGTCCATTATGATTAATTCCCATTAAAGGATAACGATAATATTTACCAGAATAATCCTCACCTGTGTCTTCATCAATTGGTCCATCTTTATCTGGATATTTTGTATGTCTAAAAACACCAAAAGGAGAAGTGCTATTAGGATTAATTTGAACCTCAAGAGAATCTCCTGTATCGAGGATCGTATCCCCTTCTCCTAAAGCAATATCAGTTAAAAGATACCCATCTTTAACAGTATTAGGTTGTTCATCTTGGCCCGCTCTTTTTAAAGGCATTGTTTTTGCGCTAATAAAAGCCGGGTTCGCGCTCAATACCAATCCTTGAGCTTCAGGTGGAATCACAATAGAAGCATTAGGAACATCATACGCACCATCTTTAGAATTGCTCCAAGACACTTTATTATTATTTAAAAAGCTTCTATAATAAGGAGCATATTTATAACTATTATTTTCATCATCTAAATATTGTCCTTTTAAACTACTAGGATCATATCCAACAGGTGCAATATAAGGACTAGTTTTTCCATTTGCTACTGGATTACCATCTTTATCAACATATTGTAATCCTTTATTAATATTATAAAGTGAACGTGATCCAATAGTCCACATACCAATTTTAGATTCACCACCAGGTTGAATTACAATTCTACCTTCGGTGTAACTATTTTCTGCGGCAGCTCGTTGTTCAGGTAAACCAAATACTGCACTACCATCTTCTGCATTAATAAATACTGACTGCTTGCCATGCATATAACCCAATAGACCAGTTGAAGATGTAGGTTGAACTTCACCTGTAGCTTCATTTATATCATTATAAAATTTAGCTTCGCCCATTACTAAGCCAGTAAAGGTGTTATCAGATTCTTTTTTACCTGCACCTATTTGCGGCGCTAGTATATAATTTTCTTCTTCATTAACTTCAAGATGATTACCATCCCAAGCATTAAGAGACGCTAATCCATATCTATTTAGATAAAAATGAATTGGTATATAAATATCAATTTTTGGTTTACCATACTCTTTAAAAATTGATGTTAAATTATTAAAAGTACTACCTTCTTCTGGTTCATATAAAATAATATGAACATTAGTATTTGCAGCTTCTCCATTATAAGTATTATTAGGAATAATATTACAAGACAAAGAATCGGTTTCATCTTTATCTATTGTCATAGGAGCTGTCGTTGTACTGTCTAAAACACCACCTTCCGCAAACCAATAGCGATAGGTAAAAGTACCGGTTGTAGTAATTGCGGCGCCTCGCTTTGAATTATACACGGGGTTGCGGCCATCGCTATCATACATAACAGAACGTAAAGTTTGATCTTCTATAACTGTAAATTCAGGTAATTGTGCTTGTTCATCAAAATTATTATATACAATCAAATTAATTGGATAAACATTATAACAAGTATTTTCTATTCCTTGCTCATCTACTAATGTTACTTCTGCTTGAATAAGTAGATTGTTTATTGTACCAACATCTATTGTATTAGGATCTTCATTATTTGAAGGATTAGTAATTGTTCTTGCACTAATTTCACACTGTGTGAAATCACCTTCTTTGGCGGCGACCCGCAAAAACTTAGATCTGGTAGTACTGCCTAAAATATTCCATCTTACTCTTGTTGGAGTAACTTCAACACCAGACTGATAAAGAGTAACTTTTAAGCTAGGTTTTTCTTCGTTGATATTCCATTTATTAAAAGTAAAAGTTGATTTATAATTATCTAAATAATCAAATAATAATTCATCAACTGTTTTCATATTTCTAGCGACTTGCCGCAAATCAAGATAGAGTGTGCGACTTGCCCTTTTAGTTTCTGCATCAATATTATTATTATCATTGGATAAATATTTTGATTTTATGTATTCGGCCCAGTTTTCACATTTAGAAGTTCTATCAGCAATATTCTCTAAAGACTTTAAAGCTTCTATAACTGATTTAAAATTATCTTGATCAGTATTATCTTGATCGGTATTGTCATTATCTTTTTCACTAGGAGAAAGTTCTTTATTTGTTATACCGTCATATAAAACATTAATTCTAATAGAAGATGGTTGGGGATCGCCATTTTCATCTACCCAATCTTCGTAAAAATGATTTGAAGTTTCATCTTTTCTCTTATTTAAATACAAAATCAAATTGTCTACATTTGCAGTTGGTTTAATTTTTGCAACTAAGTCAGTCCCATTATTATCAAAATTACCAATTTTTGTAAACGTAAAATTAGTAGAACCAGTATATACAATACCTGATCTAGTTTGTATAATTACTGTTATTTGATTTTCTGTAGCAAATATATCATAATTATCTTTAATTGTAAAAGAAACTGGCTGATCAATTGTAGTATTAATATAATAATTTTCATTAGATAGTTCTGCTTCTGCAGGAGGGACTATCATAGATTTTGAAGTTGATGGGAATCTCCAAGTGACAGAACGGATATCATTATTTGAAACAGGGTCGTCAACCATGTTAAAAGCTTGCGCGGTTAGTGGTAAAATTTCTTGTACCTGCTTTGCTGAACTCGAGCAAGGAGAAACGCCTGCTTCATTATATTGAAATACTTGATTGCCATTTTCAATTACTACTATTTTATTCGTACTATCTTTTGTATTAGTTAAAGTAATATTACCTTGCCCGATAAAAACATTATTGCGGTATGCCTGACAAACAAAAGTAATTTGATCTTCAATAATGTTTTTAACAGGATAGCTTAATTTATTACTTGTAATTACAACGCCTTTACTAGCGTTGACCGCACTTGAAGCATTAGAAACATCTAGTATACTAGCTTTCTTCTCTTGGAGAGCTTGCTTCATTCTTTCGTAATTAGCTTTTGCGGTAATTTCATCTACAATTAAATTATAAATACCATTTTCTACTTTATACCAAGAAAAAGAGTATGAAGTATTAAAAATAGTATCATCATTTATTGTGCAGAGCAAGTTAGCCATAGCGTTGTTAAAAGAAAAGTTAACTTTTCCATCAACAGAATAAATTTTAACATTGGATAAATTACTTGCAATATTAAATAAATTAAAAGGCTGTTTAATAATAATTTGATTATTATATGTAGCTATACATAAATAATTATTTTTCTCTGCTTGATTTTCAGATGCCAAGAATACTTTTGCAATATCTTCTGATCCAATATATCGCCATCCTGCACCTGCGGCCGCTCGATAATCAATATTACCTACGTCTATTCTACCATCTTGTACAAACCAAGAATAATTACAAGCAGCAGAGATATTTGTTTTATTATAATACGCTTCTGCGGTGATAGTCAGACTCTCATCCGCAATATTACCAGTGGTATTAAAACAACTACCTTCTGGCGCATTAATAACAATATAATAACCATCTGTTTTATTTATTGGTTCAAGACAAGTTAATTTTATATTTGAACAAAATATATTTTCATCTTCTTTAGTAGCATCATCAATCGCTACAAAGTTACCGCCAATAAACTCAATAGATTGAATATTTTTAAAAGCTCGACCTTCACCTTCTCTTAATTTAAAAATTGTATATTGTTGAGTAGGTGAAGTATATTGATAAGGATTACCGGCCATCGTTGAGCTATTTAAATATAAAGTTTTTGTCCATTGAACATCATCTTGCTCAAAGTTCAAAACAACTTTTAATCCATAAACACCAGTTACATTTCTGGTTTGTTGAATTGGTAAGTTTGTCTGAAAAGTTGCTTGTAATAATAAAGCATCTGATTCAGTTAAATATCTAGCAAATTTAGCTAACTCTAAATCTGAAAAATTAATTAAACTATTCTCATTATTTAATTCATAAATAAGTTTACCATCTGATTTCTTATAAGAAGAAATTCCTACTGCACCAAGATAATTCTCTAGTGTAGAAAAATTTCCTCCTAAAGAATAATAATTATTTTTTATAGCAAGAGTCGCTTCTGCAGTATCGTCAGCCGCAACTTTCCCTAAAATAAGATTTCTCTCATTTGACATTAAAACATAGACAGAATCTCCAATAGCAAAGGAAGTATCTTCTGCCGATGTTGCATTAAACTTATCACCATTACCTTCACAACTATATTGAGTATTTGAATTATTTAATACTCCGGTAATAGTGGCAGTTATTGTCGTACTAGAGTCAAGTTGATTTAATCTATTGTTAATTAAAACATCAATAGCTTCAAGTAACTTTTCTTGAATCTCGTTAGACACCTTGACCTCCTTAACAAAAAAAGAGGGAAGAACATAGAGTTCTCCCCTCTTACTCATTTTATCTCTAATATTCTATTTGTATTTAATTTTTACTAGAGATTCTTTTTATTGAATTGTCCAAATTAGAAAACTTTACCCGTAGGTTTAGTGCGGGCGCTGTATTGAACACTTTGATCAACGAGACCAAGAATAGCAGACTTAATTTCGCTTTCGCTTGTAGCATTCGGGAAATTAGCTGTAATAGTAACATTTTGATCAACAGTAGATGCCACTGAAGAGAACGCTCCATTTAAAGAGCTAAGCCCTGAAGATAATGTTGTTCCTTGCATCGAACGAACGACTTCGCGCACAAGGTTAACTGCCGCAAGCATATTCTCAGTATCTTTTGCGTTAAGTACTAATTCTTTGCTGTCAAGGATAGCTAGTTTGCCATCCCCGCCGTCCCAACTACCAGTATATCCACCAGTAGCAAAAGCATCAATACCAAATTGGCGATAGTATCCCGTAGTCCAGTCATGTGTTAAAGCTTCCATTCCTCTATTTACAAACTGTTGAATTGCAACAGCCATATCCGCACCAAACTTCTTAGCAAGATCACCAGCTCTTGTTGGATCATTTGCCCAAGAACCATAGGTCCAAATGTTACCAGCAACACCTTCAATTAATTCTTCGTTGGTAAATTTAGTTCCGTTAGAAGTTTTTCCTCCAGCACCAGAACCTTTTCCTCCAGATCCATTACCAGATCCGCCTTTACCATTGCCGCCATTTCCTCCAGATGGCTTCTTGCTATTATCTACTAGCTCGCCATTAAGTTCATAGCTAATATAGTTTTCACGAAGAATCTTTTCAAGCTTCTCCATATTGTCTTTATACTGAGACATTTGACCTTCAAGATTTGCAATGGTATCGGCATAACCTTGCATTTGAGTAAGATAATTATCAACAGTTCCAGCTTGTTTTTCTAGTAAATCGAAGAATCCTCTTTGAGATTCAGTAAGCTTATCTGTCTGCTCAACACATTGTTGAGTAGCTCCTGTAATATTATCAATGTTTTCGCCAACAGAAGCACTCATGTCTGTTAATCCCATGGTATATTCATTCCAAGAGTCAAGCATCTGGCTTATGACAGCATAAGTGTCAAGCTCAAAATTCTCAAATTTAGTTAACCAGTCAAAGATAGCATCTGATAAAATCTCGCTCATGACCATCGTCATGTCCATCGTACCATCTTTGAGTCTCTGCGTCCACTCAGTTAAATTACCTTCATTAATATCTTCAAGCGCGTCAACCATACCATAGAAGTCATTTTGAATATTTTCAAAAGATGTACCAAGTTGTTCTGCGCAACCTTGAAGATATTCTCTATTGTAATCCCAAAGACTTTGTAGCCTTGCCGCACGTTCTTCCTCAGACAGATTATAATTCGTTGCTATGGCTTGCGCGCTGCTATAAAAATCATTAAGTGCGGACAACGCATTTGATTGAGAGTCAATAATGTTTTGCTTAGACAAATTATAAGCATTAAACTGAGCATCTAATAAGCCACTTTCCGCGCTATTAACGTCGTCTCTGTTTGCGGTGTACACATAGCTATAATTGCCTTGTGCATCGCGGGACAGCCGCATCTGATTCTTATTGCGGCGAGCTTCCTCAAGCGCGATCTGACGTTGAAGAATCTCGAGCTGCGCATTCGCATAGTCAACATCGTACTTAGACAGTTGCGTCTTTCCGCGCAAATATCCCAACTGTTGATTCATTTGATCTGTGATTTGCTGTTGGATATCTAGCTGATTAGATTGATTAAGAAGATCTTCATAGCTATTTTGTAACTTTTGAATATTATAAGCTTTCTCAACATCATCAAGATATTGTTCGGCATTACGCTGGATTAATTCCCATTCCTCTTGGACCCAATCCATATCATTACCAAGAGCGTTTTGAATCCATTTATCAAGTTGTGAATTAATTGTATTTTCATATAGCTTTTGCGTAAGCTCAACTGCTTTTTCTACTTGCTCATTATAATCTTTTTGCGCATCTGTTAATAGCTCATTAGCCTTTTTCCATTCTTCTGTACCTTCAATCGCGTTCTTTGACCAAGCTTCATAAAGTTTAACTTGCTCAGCCGCAATTCCTAGTTGACCTTTAGAATTATTAAGTTGCGCTTGAAGTACTTTTTCTTGTTCTGCATAAGCTTGATCTCCATGAAGCATTTCTGAAAGTTCAAGTTGATGCTCAAGCTCATCATTAATTACTTCATATTGTTCTTTTCTATCTTCAAACTTATCATTAATTTCGTCCATAGCGTCGAGCGCAAGATCTCGAGCTTTTTGAAGTTGATCAACTAAACTACCTAGTTTTTCAGCTCCGTCTCCAAAAGCAGTATCCATTAATTCATGTAAGCTACCTGCGCTTAATCCACTCTTGTTTGATCCAGTAGTCATAAGATCATTATATTCTTTGAGAAGATTATTAGTTTGCGCGTTCCACATATCAAGATAACCAGTAGAACCAGAATTTAAATCACTTCTAGCATTATCAATATATCTTTGTAAAGATTCTTTTTCTGCTTTATCAGTGGTTTTATCCATTAACTTTTGAGCTTGATTAATTAATGAATTGTACGCGGTATTTGCGGACTCCTCGTCCATCTGGAACCAGTCAGAAATCCTATCAGTTGCAGACTCAAGTTGCTTCCAAATATCGTCACCGAAAGGATCAGAAAGATTTAATCTAACCTCTGCCATTGTATCATCTAGATCTTGGAGAGAATTAAGTGAATCGTAAGCTGTTTCAACAATAGATTTTGATAGATCATCTATTGCGTTCCGCAAATTCTGTAATTCAGAATTGGTATCATAAATACTTTCAAGTAAGCTATCATATTTTGTAATACCTTCTGCAAAATCATCAAAATAAGCTTGCGCAGCTTCCCAGGCTTCTTTCGCAGCTTCATCATCTGTGTCAGTACCATTATAAGCTTGGCGCGCAGCTTCTAATTTTGCATTTTGCGCGTCCCATACTTCTGAATAATTTGAAATAGTACCATCAGGATTAAACTGAATACCATATTGGCTTAAATCTTTTTGACGATCACGTTGTTCTTCACGCTGGATCCGCAGTTTTTCTTTTTGGAGATCAATTTGCTCTTCGAGCTTTTCATTTTGCTCTTCAAGGTTCATTGCAAGCTCAGGACCAAGTAAACGATCTTGGGCTTCTGTTAATTGATCATACTCTGCAACGGTTTTAGCAATTTGTTCATTTACTTTTTGATAGCGGTCTTTTTCTTTCTCTATTGGATCAGCTTGATTCTTTTTACTAGAACCACCGCCGCCTTTACCGCCGCCTCCGCCGCCAGAACCTTTGCCTCCGCCGCCGTTACCACCACGGTTAAAAGAAGAACGGTTATTGGCAGAGCCAGAAGCTTTGCGCGTGACGCTACTGATTTTAGGGGTGCCTCCACCTTCACCCGGAGCAGAAGTTGAAAGACCAAAAGCAGTGCTATATCCAGTAGCAGGTTCAGTTCCAACTGCTTGAGTTACTGTTTCTTCAATCCAAGTAGGAACAGTATAAGCGCCTGAACTTCCATTAGGTCCTGCAACTGTCATAACTTTAGGAGTGCCTTCTAAAACTCTATGCTCCGTTTGATAAACAGGTACTTGTGTTTCTACAGGTTCTTGTTCAGCTTCAAAATTAGCATCAAATCCCATACTACCAAGCAAAGCGTTAACTTGGTCTTTAGTCATTCCAGCTTGGTCAATCATGTTTTGTAATGCATTAATTAAATCAGTGTCATCAACTGTTGCTCCAACTGCGATATCTGGTAGCATTTCTTGAATTGCAGCTATTTGAGAAGATAAAAAGTCTGGATCAAGTTGATTATCTTCTGTAATCTTTACAATGATATCATCTAATGCCAGTTGCCGCAATTGATCGATAGCTTCTCCGTCACCCTCGGCCGCACGTTGCATTAATTCCATATTTTCAGCGTTATTAGCAAGACTATCTACTAAGTCAGCAGAGATAAAATCTTCTGAAATATCCAAAAGATCAGACATCGTTGACCGAGTTGATTGCATAGCATCAAAATATTCTTTACTACCTTTAGAAGAATTTTGAAGTACATCTGCCCAATCATCCCAATTTTTCTCAAGGCTTTCAACCCCTCGATTCATACGGCTAAGTTGCTTAGAAAGCATTGCCGCAGCATCTTCATCTTCCTCAAGAGAATCAGCTAACTTTTCTCCTCCA